GCTGCTGGAACTAAGTCTACTACAAAGGTAGCAGTAATAATTGGAACTAGCGGTAAGAAAAAAAATAATAAAAAAAGAAGAAACGCTGCTAGAAAAAGAGGAACTAAATTTAAAGGAATATTTTAATGATCTCTAAAGGTAAAAAAAAGAAAGTTAAAAAAGTTATTAAGGGTTTGAAAAAAGCATCAAGAACACACGCTGGTCAGGCTAAAACTTTACAAAGAATAATTAAGAAAAGTAAAAGGAATATGCATGGTTAGACAATCAAACGAACCAGTAGATCAAACACTTGTTGAATCTGTAGAAATAGTCGTAGGAGATCAACAAGAAGAGGAGAGAGTTGTTGCTGATAATTTAGCAGATGAATTTGAAGAAGAACAATTATCTGAACTCGCTGTCGATTTAATACAAGCATACGAAGCAGATGTTAGAAGTAGATCAGACTGGGAAGAGAATGTCAAAAAAGGTATGGAGCTTCTAGGATTAAAACTAGAAGATATGCAACATCCTTTCCCTGGAGCTTGTTCAGCACATCATCCATTAATGATTGAAGCTGCTGTGCAGTTTCATGCACAAGCATTAAAAGAATTATTTCCTGCAAACGGACCTGTCAAAACACAAATAGTTGGTGAAGTAAATAAAGACAAACAAGATCAAGCTCATCGTGTCAAAGACTTCATGAACTACCAAGTGACAGAACAGATGGAAGAATACTTTGATGACTTAGATCAAATGTTATTTTATCTTCCTATCGTAGGTAGCTGTTTTAAAAAAGTATATTATGATTCTGAGTTAGAAAGACCAGTTTCTAAATTTATACCTGTTACAGATTTTGTAGTATCTAGTAATACTACAGAACTAAGAACAAGTGGTAGATACACACACGTCATACGAATGGAACACAACGAACTTCGTAAAAGACAAGTGAGTGGTTTCTACAGAGACATAGAGATGATGCAAGAAGAAAGTTCTACTGAGTCATACTCTGTAACTGGTATAAACGAAAAGATACAAGACATAGAAGGTATCAAACCACAAAGAGGTTATAAGAACGATGCAAGATTTACACTCTTGGAGATGCACGTTGATTTAGAATTACCTGGAAGTGAAAAAGAGTTTGCTTGTCCTTACATCGTAACGATCTGTAAAGAAACAAGAGATATACTTTCTATTAGAGAAAATTTTAAAGATGACGATCCAAAACTCAAAAGAATACAATACTTTGTACATTATAAGTTTTTACCTGGTTTTAATTTTTATGGATTAGGATATGTTCACCTCCTTGGTAATCTACAAAAAACTGCAACAACTATTCTACGTTCACTTGTAGATGCAGGTCAGTTTAGTAATTTACCTGGTGGATTTAAAACTCGTGGTATGCGAGTTGAAGGTGAAACACCAATAGGCTTTGGTGAATTTAGAGATGTAGAAGGTTATGGCGATGATATAAGAAAGTCTATCGTTCCTTTACCATTTAAAGAACCATCACAAGTTTTAACAGCTTTACTAGGTTCTTTAACACAAGAAGGTAGAAGACTTGCAGCTATAACTGATTTACAAACTGGTAATATGAATACACAAGCTCCTGTAGGAACTACAGTTGCATTGTTAGAGCAAGGCATCAAAGTTATGTCTTCTATTCACAAAAGATTACACAAAGCACAAAGAGAAGAATTTAGAATACTAGCTAGAACAAATTTCGACTTTCTACCAAACTTTTACCCTTATGCTGTCGAAGGTGTGGGGAGACAAATATTCAGACAAGATTTTGATGGTAGAGTCGATATCCTCCCAGTATCTGACCCTAACATCTTTTCGACAGCACAAAGAGTTTTACTTGCACAAACACAACTGCAAGCTGCTTCACAAGCTCCACAGATACACGATCTTCGTGAAGCATACAGAAGATTATACAAAGCACTTGATGTGGAGAACATTGATGAGATGTTAATACCAGAGATAGGTTCTAAACCCATGGACCCAGCCACAGAGAACTATACAATGATGTATAATAGACCTGTAAAAGCGTACGCATGGCAAGATCATGATTCACACATAGCAGTGCATGAAGCGTTTATGGGAGACCCATCAATTATACCTCAAGACCCTAAACTACAACAAGCACTAGCAGGTGCAGTACAAGCACACATACAAGAAC